GGAGCGAGGTCGAGTATACTCCAGAATCTTCGGCGGCAGTTATCAGAAGTTTCAGGATCACTACTGCATTCTGAATATGTACCATAAGCCGAGCAGTTACATCCATGTGAACGAGCTTCAGGAGATCATCAACGAGCATAGCTATCGAGTGAAGAAGGTTGACTGCCTCGATCTACCGGACAAGCTACCGGATGAGATCATCAAGGTCGATCTCACAGAGAAGACACTCTATAAGAAACTCGCCACCGAAAGTGCGATCTTGGAATACGAGATCCTCGCGGAGAATCCACTTAGCCGATTGGTTAAGCTCAGACAGTTGGCAAGCGGTCATATCAAGACCGACACCGGACTGATTGAACTTGACAATCAGAAGATTCCGATACTCGAAGAGATCATCGAAGGATATCCGGACGATAAGAAGCTTGTGATTTTCGCAGAGTTCAAGTATTCGATAGCGAAGATTTCTGAGTTGCTCAGGAAGATGAAGATCAAGTTCGTCACGCTCGACGGCGACCAGAAGGATAAGACCATCTGGAGGAAGTTCCAGACCGACAAGAGCATTCGTGTGATTGTCTGTCAGTATCAGACGGCTGCCGCCGGTATCGATCTGTTTGCGAGTGACACTATCATCTACTACGAGCCAAGTCTCAGGTCGAACATCTTGGAGCAATCGCGAGACAGAATACATAGAACAGGTCAGAAGGAGAAGTGTTCATACATTCATCTGCTGACCAAGGGTACGGTCGAAGTTGATATCTACAGGGCGTTAGCTGGGTACTCTGACTTCAATGAGAAGTTGTTTACTGAGTACATGGATGGTTATCGACGGAGCTACCAATAATTTTTTCTTTGAGTTTACTCAATTTCGTTTATATAGAAAGGGGGTGAACGAAAATGGAGAAACCTAAATTACACGTTGTGTCCTTTTCCGGAGGTAAAGATTCGACGGCGATGTTATTGAGAATGATTGAAGAGAATATGCCAATTGATATCATCCTTTACTGCGACACAGGTCTTGAGTTTCCTGAAATGGAAGAACATATCAGGAAGGTTGAGGAGTATATCGGTCGGAAAATTACGATACTCAAAGCGTCTAAGACCTTTGACTATTATCGAGTGGAACATCCTCGCGTAATCAGGTCAGGTGGTTTCGAAGGATTATCTTCGGGTGAGACGACCAATGGATACGGTTGGCCTACGATGTTTTCGCGTTGGTGTACGGTGAATTTGAAGACGAATGTCATCGATAAGTATCTGAAGAATCTCAAAAAAGATTACGATTTAATCGAGTATGTAGGCATCGCTGCCGATGAACCTAAGCGAAAACGGGATAAAACTTATCCGTTAATCGAATGGGGTATGACGGAAAAAGAGTGTCTCGAATACTGTTACCGCTTAGGATTCGATTGGGGTGGACTGTACGAGTTCATGGATCGCGTATCATGTTGGTGTTGTCCGTTACAATCGTTGAATGATTTGAGAAAGATCAGAGAACATCGTCCAAAGCTATGGGATCGGTTGAGAGACATGGATACTGAGACTCCTGAAAAGGGTCAAAAGTTTAAGATCAAACTGACGGTCGAAGACATTGAACGTCGTTTCAAAGTTGAAGACGAGTTTGTAGCTCAAGGTAAGAAGATTAGGTCGAAAGAGTTCTATCAGACTCTTCAAGATCGAGGTATTCCCTACTGATCGAGTTTACTCAATTTCGATAAATTAAATGAGGAGGCGATAACATGGGCTTGCTTTATGACGTATGGCTCAACTCTAAGCGGAAGAAGCGATGCATGATGTGTGGTTGCCTCATGCATCCGGACTCCGAAACCAACATCTGCGAATGTTGTGTGGCTGATATGAATGAAGGTCGCGAGGAAGAATGAATCTCTACATCTACGATATCGAGGTCTTCTCAGATGACTGGATTGTCGTATTCCGGAATCCCGAATTCGAAGACAATCACATCGTAATCCATAACGATAACCATCGACTTAGAGCGTTTCTCGACCAACCGGATCTCGTTATCGGAGGCTTCAACAACAAGCACTACGATGACTATATCGTCCTCACGATGCTTCTTGGCGGTTCGAATACCGAGGTGAAGCGACATAACGACTTCATCATTAACGGCGGCGAACCTTGGGCGTTTCCCTTCATCCAGTTTCAGAAAAAGCCGTTCAAATCGTTTGACCTGAAGGACGACATCGCCGATCCGGGCATCGGCCTCAAGGCGATTGAAGGAAACCTGAAGCTGCCGATTGTGGAGTCGAGCGTACCGTTCGACATCGACCGGAAGCTCACACCTGAGGAACTGGAAGAGGTCATCCGCTACTGTAAGTACGACGTAGACTCGACGGTTAAGCTCTATTATGAACGGAAGGAAAACTACATCGATGCGAAGATTCTGGTAGCTGAGATGTACGACATTCCGGTTGAGGAAGCAATCGGGCTGACCAACGCGAAGCTGTCTGCGCGAGTCCTTGAGGCCAAGGCGGTCAAGCGTACCGACGAGAGAGACTATGTGATTCCTCCCAACATCGACACGAACCTGATTCCGAAGATTGTTCTCGACTTCTTCCTACAGATTCGAGACAAGTCGATTCCGGACGCAAAGCTGTTCGGTGCTGGTAAAGGATCGAAGGGCATGACGCTCGACATCATGCTCAAGACCTCTTACGGATCGTGTCCGGTAACGTTCGCATGGGGTGGCGTTCACGGAGCAAAGCCTTGCGTAACGGTCGAGGAGAATGACGAGCGAGTAATCATCAATCAGGACGTTGGATCGCTGTATCCAAACTCCATGATTAACTTTGGTTATTGCTCACGGTCGATGAAAGATCCTGAGGCGTATGTCAAACTGGTCAAGAAGCGACTTGGTTATAAGAAAGCTGGAGACAAGCTGAGAGCGAATGCTCTGAAGTTGATCGTCAATACCGTGTACGGCGCGATGCTGAATCAGTTCAACGACTTGGCTGACCGATGGGCTGGACGTTCGGTCTGCATCTCGAACCAGTTAGCGATGACCATGCTGATCGTGCTTCTGGCTCAGGAGTGCGAGAGCATCGACTTCGTCAATATCAACACCGACGGTATCATGTTCACCATCGACCGGAAGGAAGTTGAGAAGTCCGAGGCAATCATCGCAGCGTGGTGTGAAATCACTAAGTTCGAGATGGAACGAGACGACTTTGTCAAGGTCATTCAGAAGGACGTGAACAACTACATCGGCATCAAGGCTGACGGTACGGTCAAGAGTAAAGGCGGTTACGTCTCGCTCTACAAGGGCGGTAACTTCAAGACCAACAGCCTCCAGATTATCCACAAGGCGATTGTTGATAAGTTAGTAAATGGTATAGAACCAGAAGTAACTATCAACAGTTGTACTGACATCTTCGCGTTCCAGCAGATCATTAAGACTGGCGGTACATTTGAAGGTTCGTACCATTACGTCAACGGTGTGAGAGAGCCGATTCAGAAGGTCAATCGAGTCTATGCTGTACGAGATTCCAAGTACGGCGCGGTGGTTAAAGGAAAATGGATTACTGAGAAGCGCAAGAAAGATTCCATCAGCGGAAAGATGATAGCTACTCCGGTCGATCCTCCGCAATGGAGTGAGACGGTCATATCCGAATGTCCGGAACACGCATTCATCGACAATGAGAACGTCCTGACGGTGGACGATCTCGACAAAGGCTACTATATCGAGATGGCTAAGAAGCGTATCGATAAGTACATAAATATCGATCCGACGGTTCAACGGAAGATCGACAAAATCAAAGAGGAGGTCGTTATTATGGCGGCAGCAAAAACCGAAGCGGTCGAACAGACCGTACGTCCCATCAACATCTATACGAAGCTGAATGAGGCGCGAAAGCAGTTCCTTGAGTCCGGTGTGAAGAAGAGCGGCGTGAACAGGTTCGCCGAGTTCAAGTACTTCACGCTGGAAGACATCATTCCGGTGAAGCAGAAGATTTTCCATGAGCTTGGTCTTCTGGATGTGATTTCGTTCACCGATGATCAGGCCACGCTGATGCTCATCAATGTGGAGAGTCCTGATGAGATGATCGAGTTCACTTCTCCGCTCGAAGAGGATGAGTCCCTGATCAAGAATCCGATTCAGAAGCTTGGTGCGATTCAGACGTACGTCCGTCGTTACCTCTACATGACGCTTCTGGATATCACTGAGGCTGACACGGTCGATGCGGTGAGCGGTAAGCCGACCGATGAGGAAGGTAAGCCGACTGGTGAAGTCAAGAAGAATCGTCCGGTCACTCCTGAGAGGCGTGAAGAAGCGAAGAAGGAACTGATCAATCAGGACGGCGAGGCGACCGCTACGCAGATCAAGTCCATCAAGACTGGTCTGAAGAAGCTTCGCGAGAAGAACGACTCCTACGAGGGCTACATCACCGAGACGGTGAAGAGAATCAAGGCTGGTCTGACGAAGATCGATGCTGAGAATCTGCTGATCGAGATCGGCGACAAGATCGAGGAATAAGTCTTACCTGAGTTTACGCAATTTCGTCAATAATGGAGGGTTTACTCAATATGGAATCGTGGAGGCCGATTAAAGGTTTCGAAACCAGATATACGGTGAGTAATACTGGACTCGTCTTCTCCAAGTTGACCGGACGTTATCTCACTCCGAAGGTTGATCGTTATGGTTACGAAGTCGTTACACTGTGTAAGAACGGCAAGGCTAAATACATAACGGTTCATAGACTCGTCGCTATGGCGTTTATCCCTAATCCCAATGGTCTTCCGTGTGTGAATCATAAGGATGAGAATAAGCGCAATAACCGAGTTGAGAATTTGGAATGGGTAACGGTTAAGGAAAACGACAACTATGGCACTCGCAATCAGCGAATGGCTGAGTCGAAAAAGAAAGTCCAGATTGCTCAGTACGATTTGAATATGACTTTGATTCGAGTTCATCCCGGTGTGAAAGATGCTCATCGGAATACCGGAGTAAATCGAAACAGTATTCGCGACGTATGTCGGAAGAAACGCTCATCGGCTGGCGGTTACATTTGGAGATATTGGGAGGAGGTTTCCAATGCCTGATTATCGTTTCGTAGGCAATCATATCGAGTTGGATACGTTGCCTAAGAAATTCAAGAAAATGACCGGAACACGTTTTGCCACCGTGATGGGTCTGAATGCATGGAATACGCCGTTTGCGGCGTGGTGTGAAATGACGAAGACGTATGAAGATCCCTTCAGCGATTCGATTTACACCGTAGCTGGCAAGATTATTGAACCGAAGGTGTGTGAGTATCTGAAGAAGATATACTTCATGGACATCAAGTCGCCGACCGATGTTTACGGTGCTGATTACTTCAAAAAGACATGGGGCGATTTCTTCCCTGACGTTGAAGCTCTTGGTGGCTCTTGGGACTTCCTCGGCGATGACTTCGTCGTCGAAGTTAAGACCACTAAACGTGCTGAGGATTGGCGCGGTGTGGACGGTGTGGTTGAGCCGCCTATCTACTATAAGCTTCAGGCGGCACTCTACGCCTATCTGCTCGGATTCGATGATGTGGTGATGACCTGTTCGTTCCTGACCGCGAACGACTATCCTGTCGATAACGGCGACGGCACGTTCGGCACTCTGGCGACTGAGGCATTCGAGCCGAACGTCAAGAATACGGTCGTGTACGAGTTCAAGGTGTCCGAGGCGTTCCCGACCTTCGAGGAGTCGTACGTCAATCCTGCGTACAAGTTCTGGAACGAGCATGTGCTGACAGGTATCTCGCCTGAGTTCGACGAGAAGAAGGACGCTAAGATTCTGGCAGCGCTTCGCAAGAATACGGTCGTGCCTACGAGCGACGAGATCGCCAAGCTGATCACCGAGGGTGAGAAGCTTCAGGCTCAGATCGATAAGGCTGAAGAGAAGCTGGCTGAGAAGAAGGATCGTCTTAAGGAGATCGATGAGGCGGTCAAGCGGCACATGGCTGACCAGTTTCGCGCTGGTGACAAGAAGGTCGAGCTTACTGGCAAGAAGTATACTTGGACTCTCACGAAGTCTGAGCGGAACTCCCTTGACCAGAAAGCGCTCAAGACCGATCTGCCCGACGTATTCGGGAAGTATACGAAGAAGTCCGAGACGCTTAGTCTCAAGAAGACCGTGATCGAATGATAAGGAGTATATATGGCTATTGAGTTGTTTAAGCCTAGTTACCTGAAGGTCAATGGTGGCATTTATATGTTTCGTCCGACGAACCTTGAAATCGACTATAGTCCGTATACCGTTTCGAAGTATCGCATCGAGGGTGATCTGGACTCTATTAGAATTAGTCAGACATCGCCGGAGTTTGTTCGTCTGGTCACGAAGATCGAGCGAGTGATCTTCAACGATCCTGCGACCATCGTCATCTGGAGCGATAAGACCAAGACTGTTGTGAAGTGTCAGCCGGGTGATACCTACGATCCTGAAAAGGGTCTGGCGCTCTGTATCAGTAAGAAGTTCCTCGGTAATAAGGGCAACTTCAATGAGGTGTTCAAGAAGTGGATTCCGAAGAGTGTCGAGGTGATCGACAACGAGGACGACGATACGATTCGAGTCGGTTCTAAGGTGAAGGTTGTCCGCGACGGGTTGGTTTATCCGGATTATGCGGATTGGCTTAACCGACATGTAATTAATTCCGAGGATCGCCGTAAATGGAGAAAAGGCGTAACTCGTAATGGCGACATTGGACGAGTGAAAAAGATTGCCAAACATGGTGGTGAGTACGACGGTAACGTTGATATCGCGTACGTCGATTTCGGTACGCATTGTTCGATGATTGATGTTGATGGTCTGAAGAAGATCAAGTGAGTTAAGAAATCGCTGGAATTACTTGGGCGATTCCCGGCATTAAAAGAAGAAACATTATTAAAGGAGATTGATAGTTATGGCAAAGATGAAACTTTCTGAAAGCACGTTTAAGGTTATTCCGGAAGGTGTGACCGTATTCAAGGTCATGGAGGTTGACGACAGCAAGTACGAGGACTTCGGCAAGCTGGCTGTTAAGCTTCAGACCGCGAAGGGTGAGACTCACACCGAGAACTTCACGCTGATCAAGGCTAACGGCGACCTGAATGAGGGTGCGCTCAAGGCTTGGAGCTACTTCGCTCGTACTTGTCTGAATAACTTTCAGGCTGATGAGATCGACACTCAGGACATTGTCGGCTGCTACATTCAGGCTACCGTCAAGCATGAGAAGTACACTCGTACCAGGGGTGACAAGGCTGGTCAGGAAGCGACCGCTGTTCGCCTGAATGACTACGCTCCTGCTTCCGGTTTCGCTGGTGCTAAGGCTCAGGCAGTTGTCGAAGACGATTCCGACGATCTGGACGACTTCCTCGATGAGTAAGCCTGAGAAAAAGCTACAGGACAAAGCTATCGCCTACCTTAAAGATCGAGGTGTTTATCACCTCAATCTTTATGGCGATGGGCGTAGTGGCAAAGGCAAACCGGATATTATCGCCTGTCTCAACGGTCGTTTCGTGGCTTTTGAGTTAAAGGTCGGAGACAACGACATGCAGGACGATCAGAAGATCCACAAAATCAGAATCGAGCGATCCAAAGGACTACACTACACGCCATACACGCTCGATGAGTTCCGTCACATAGTGGAGGTTTTACTCGATGAAAAAGAATGAAAGGAATGAACCGTTATGGGTTCTCGGAAAGATCCTAGATTCAACGCCTCCGGATGTGTGGACATGACCGCATACGAGGCGATCAGGAACATTGACCGTGAGATCGAAGCGAACGATAGGTTCGAGAAGTTCTTACAGACGGTGTTCAACATCGCTGATTTAGCTGGGCTTCATATTGAAGAACGGCTCGTTGTTAAAGACAAGAAGACTGGTAAGGTTTGGAGATGAGATGTTGTTTATGAAGAAAAACGAAACGTCGAGCAGTTATCTGAAGGGATACAACGACGGATATAAGTTCGGACGACAAGAAGGAATCGGGCATAAATATACGGCGAATGAGATTCGCGAGATTTTCGGACTTCCTCTCATAGAAGAGCGTCAGAATTTCTTGGACAAAACGCTCAATCTGCCAAACGATCCGGTAAACCATCCTTCTCACTACACTCAGGGAGGTATTGAGTGTATCGATGCAATCAAGGCGAGTATGACTGAAGCCGAGTTCCGAGGCTTCCTCAAGGGTCAGGTGATCAAGTACATCTGGAGGTACGAGCTTAAGGGTAAGCCCGGTGAGGATTTGAATAA